GATATTGTATAAATAGTTTAAACAATCTAGAGTATCGATCACATGGCAACAAACAGAGCATTTGCAGCAGAAGATGGCCAGCTTGGCACCGTCTCGCTCATTACTGCACGAAGTAAAGATTACAAGGATATCGATCTTTCTTTTGTGGCCAGACCTGACGGTGACGTCTATCGAAAGAACGATGCTGCTGCAGTAAAGCAATCAGTAAAAAATCTTGTACTCACTGGATTCCAAGAAAAACCATTTAATCCATCTTTTGGTGGAGGTATGGGTAACATTTTATTTGAACCTATGGATGATCTAACTGCATTTAATGCAGAGATTAATATTAGAGCAGCCATTAAGACGTTTGAACCAAGAGCAGTCGTTGCTGATATCAATGTGCAGGCAAGACCTGATGGTAATGCTCTTGATATACGTCTTAAATTTGGGGTAATAAATACATCAGAAGTTGTGACACTCGAAACTTCTCTATCAAGGCTAAGATAATATGGCAGACGTAACAGTAACATCTACACAGCTTGACTTCACTGAGATCAAGAATAAGCTTAAAACTTATCTTGCTCAGGATACTCAATTTTCAGATTATAATTTTGAAGCATCAGGCCTTTCTAATATCCTGGACGTACTAGCATACAATACACACTTTAATGCATTGACTGCCAACTTTGCATTAAATGAGTCGTTCCTCTCGACTGCGCAGTTGCGCTCCTCTGTTGTATCACATGCTGCGACTCTTGGTTATGCTCCTCGAAGTAGGACTGCATCACGTGCAGAAGTGCAACTAAGCATCAATCTAAACGGTGTTGCAAATAGACCTTCGTCAGTAATAATTGGTGCAGGTACTTCGTTCACATCTTCTGTAGGTGATATTACATATACGTATCAGACTATCGAAGACTATGTTGCGACAGATAACGGATCTGGTTTGTATCAGTTCTTAAACACTGCCGGATCACTGACTATTCCTTTATTTGAAGGTACACTGAAAACTAAGACATTCTATGTTGGTGAAGTAGGTGAGCGTCAGCTATATGTTATTCCGGATGATACGATTGATACCTCTACTGCTGCGGTAAACGTATTTGATACCACGAACGGTGCATCATTCAGTGCATATACATCTATTAATACTGCGGTATCAGTTACATCAACTTCTCGTTACTATTCTATTAACGAAGCCCCTAACGGTTATTATGAACTAAACTTTGGTGATGGTATTTCGTTTGGTAAAGCACCTGTTGCTGGCAATAAGATTGTTGTATCGTATCTATCATGCCTTGGTGCAGAAGCAAACGGCGGATCTACATTTACGCCTACTTCCCAAGTATCAGTACTCGGCAATGGATATAACTTATCTGTTACTACAATAACAAATTCTGTTACTGGTGCACCTAAGCAATCGATTGAATCAGTCAGGCAGAATGCCCCTATTGCATTTGCGGCGCAACAAAGACTCGTTACTGCAGATGATTATCGTGCTATTATTCAAAGTAACTTTAGTACAGTGACAGATGCTATTGCGTGGGGCGGGGAAGACAATACACCTGCAGAGTTTGGATCTGTGTTCGTTTCATTAGTATTTGAGGACAATACATCTGCTGCAGCCATTGCTTCTATTAAAGACCAAATTGTACAGCAAATTACAAGCAACCTATCAATCATATCTATTGATACCAAGTTTACTGATCCTACCACAACATACCTAGAACTAGTTGCTTCGTTTAACTTTGATCCTAACCTTACTGGTGCAACAATTAAATCAACAGAAGCTAATGTGTTAGGCGTGATTAATGGATATGTTTCTAGTAATCTTAAGAAATTTAGTGGTGTGTTTAGACGTTCAGAATTACTTGCAGAGATAGATGATATCAGTGCTGCGATTCTTAACTCAAGAGTATCGGTTAAGCTTCAACAACGTTTTACGCCTACGCTTAATGTTAAAACGTCATACGATATATACTTTCCAAATGAATTAGCGGCTCCTAGCGCCGTAGATTATACGGTCACGACGTCGACATTTAGATTCAATGGTAAAGTTTGTTCTGTTAAGAATAAGCTAAATGATACTAAGCTTCAAATTATTAACTCGGTTGGTGAAGTTGAGGTCGACAACATCGGATCATTTGATAACCTACAGGGCAAGATTATTATTACAGGTTTTGCGCCTACAGAAATTACATCAGGCGTTACATATCTTAAAGTATCTGCAGTTCCGTCAAATCAATCTACTGTACGACCGCTCAGATCATATATTCTAGATCTAGATGCAGGTCCAACGTTTGCTACTGGTATCGTGGATAGACAACAAACTGATATTGCACTTGGTGATGGTGTAGGCGTAATCTCAACATTAGGTTCTTATTAATGTCGTTAATAAATTACGATAGGGTTGAAGCTAACCTTAGAAAATACCAGGTTAAATCGGTATTACCACAGCACTTTACTGACGACTATCCTATGTTAGTTGCCTTTCTTGAAGGCTATTATGAGAATGCTGATGAAGATGAAGTAATATCTACTATTCGTGATCTATATTCGGTATTTGATATCGAACGGACTTCGCTGGCTAACCTTGAAAAAATCTTTAACATGATTGCTGATGGTGCAAATGCCGAATACTTTAGCGATCCTCGTGAAGTGCTTCGTAACTTTGCTAACTTCTACCGTGTTAAAGGTACGAAATATGCTGCCGAAGGTTTCTTTAGGGCGTTCTTTTCATCAGACATTGAAATAGATCATCCAAAAGATAATTTGTTTATTGTGAGCGAATCACAAATTGGTACTGAATCATTGCGCTTTATTCAGAATGGGGCGCTGTATCAGATCTTTAGTGTGCTGATTAAGTCTGCTATTCCTATTGCTAAGTGGCGTACGCTGTATAAGAAGTTTGTACATCCAGCTGGGTTTTATCTTGGCGGTGCGGTTGTTCTTGAACTTCCGTCCACAAACTCAAATATTCTTACGATGCCTGACAATATTCCGGCCCCGCCACCTCCAATCACTGTTGTTGGTACTGCAGGGCTTGGTACTCCAATTACATTTTCAGAGATTATCGGTAAATTACCAGATGATGAAGATGCAGATACACGCATTGAATTTATCAGTCTATCAGCAACTGCAGCAAAGTTTGCAGATATGCCGGTATCTAGCTTTATCCTAAACTATAATCGTCTACATGGTGCTATGCATGTAAACTCGCCATTAATGTCAGATAGTACATATCTTGATTCCTTTGCTGGTCAAAATGCGTTTGAAAATGCTTATTTGTACGGAATAAGACTAAGCAATAATGTTGAAACAATGGATCAGAATACTTACACGCATGCCGCTGATTCATCATAAAAAAGTATATAAATACAGTTAATAAGAAAAGAGGACATTTGAATGACTCGTCAGAATATTGGTGTCGGTGCTACGGCCAACGATGGTAGTGGTGATACACTAAGACAGACAGGCACAAAGATTAATGCAAACTTCGTTGAGCTATATAATAAGCTTGGCGGAGATAGCGATGTTCTTTCTGGTAGAATTGCTGTAACCTCGGAAGGACTACAGTTTGAAGGTTCAGCAGTTGATGATTTTGAAACTAATCTAACAGCAGTAAATCCTACTGGTGATCGTGCTATTACATTACCTGATGCTTCTGGCGAAGTTGTGTTATCAACTGCTTTGCAGACTGTAACTAATAAAACTTTGACTAACGCGGTATTGAGTAACATTGGTTTGGGAAACCCAACATTACAAATTAACGATTACTCAAATAACCACAAATATAACCTTATAACACCTGAGCTTGCGGCTGATCATAATATACGATTGCCTATACTCACTGATAGTGATTCGTTTATATTTGCGGCTACTAACCAAACGCTTACAAATAAAACACTATCGTCAGCAACGCTTGTCACACCAAAATTATCTAATAGAGTTGATGACGTCAATGGTGCTGAAATTCTTGAAGTTGAAGCAACTGCTTCTGCGGTTAACCATATAAAAATTAAAAATTCTGTAGCTGGATTAGGTGCGCAACTTAGTGTTGCAGGTGATGATACTAACATTAACCTACTAACATCCGCTAAAGGTAATGGATCAGTCGTAGTTGGAAAAGTTGCTTATGGCACAAATACTCAGACAACTTCTGGTACTGCTAGTCTGTTAGATACATATATAATAGCTAACAGTGGTACTACTCTTGCTATAACTTTATCTAATGGCACAGTAAACGGCGAATACAAAATATTTACAAACAAGGGCGCAGGTATTACTACGATTACTCCTACGAACTTTGCACAAGGTACATCGATCGCACTTGATCAACATGATACAACAACCCTCATATGGGACGGAGCTAACTGGAATCTGCTTGCCCAACATGGCGCGACAGTAGCTTAATAGGAACAGACAATGGTTGCAATTATTACAGACGCATTTAAAAGACAAGTACTGGATAACCTCTATACAAGTGTCAAAGACTCGGCGGCATCATATTATATCGCTATTGGTCGTTCAGAGGATTGGGATAGTTCGGATACGCCAACTATCCCATTGAATAATCTGAAAGATGTACGAGATTTTAGAAACTCTATGCAGGCTATGAAGTCTGGCGAAGATGTTTCATTTGTTATTCCTCGGCATAACTGGTCTTCAGGTACAATTTATTCTAGCTATGACGATGCTATTCAAGGCTATCCTTCAAATGCGTACTATGTACTTACCGATGAGAATGCCATTTATACATGTCTACAGCAAGGTAGAGATGCTAACGGCGCAATTGTTACTTCAACAGTTAAACCAACAGGAACAAGCATCTTGCCTCTTACGACTGGTGACGGTTATGTATGGAAATATCTGTACACTATTGGTGCTCTCAGGGCTACAAAGTTTACTTCATCAAACTTTGTGCCGGTTGAGCTTATTGGCACGACAGATTCAAACTCATCTGCACTTGAGATTGAACAAAAAGCAATTCAAACTGGTGCTGTACCTGGAGAGATTACTGCGGTTAAACTTATTTCAGGCGGAACTGGTTACACATCGGCTCCCACAATAGTCTTTACTGGCAACGGAAATAAAATACCAAAAGCTACTGCGACAGTAAGTGGTGGTACTGTTGTTAAAATTGAGATGGATGATTCAGGTTCAGGTAAAGCCTTTGGTCGAGGCTATACACAAGCTAGTGCTAAATTGACTGGTGGCGGTGGAACCGGAGCACTTGCTCGTATTGTAATGTCACCAGCTCTTGGTATGGGTGGAGATCCACGTGATGATCTTAGATCAACTGGTCTTATGTTTAATACTCAGATGATTGGTAACGAGACTAACTCTATTATAACTGGTAATGATTTTAGGCAAATTGGTCTTATTAGAGATCCTAAGGTCGGACCTCTTTCAACAGATTCTGACTGGGAACAATCATCTGCAAATGTGCTGAATAGATTGCATTTTGGTTCTATTAGTGCAAACTTTAGTGAAGATAAAGCAATTCTTGGTTCAACCTCTGCTGCAACAGCCGTTGTTGACAAAGCAGATTCAAACTACGTTTGGTACCACCAGACAGAATTAACTGGCTTTACCCCATTTATCGAGGGCGAGACAGTCACAGAAACAGATGGTAACGGTGAAGGCATTTTAGATGCCGTAGGCATTGATGGCGATGCTAATGCAGAGACACTACCGACGGTTAATAACATGTCTGGCACTCTTCTATACATAGATAATAGAGCGGCTATTGAGCGGTCCGATGACCAGACCGAAGACGTAAAAATTATTATTCAACTCTGAGAGTAGAAAACTAAATGTCAATAAAATATACAGATACGCTTTTCGCGACAACATACAAAGATGATTTTAAGGATAGTGATCACTATCATAGAATTCTCTTTAACTCTGGTCGTGCTCTCCAGGCAAGAGAATTAACCCAGTCGCAGACAATCATTCAACGAGAAATTGAAAGGTTTGGTCGTAATATCTTTAAAGAAGGCGCATCCGTTAATCCAGGTGGCTTAACTATTAATACTCGTTATGAGTTTATAAAACTTGATACGACTTCTAATTCATTGCCTACCGACACGTCAACTATGCTTGGCGACGAATTTACAGGACAGAATTCTACTGTTAAGTTTAAAGTTCTTCAGGTTGTTAATGCTACAGCATCAGATCCTGCAACGCTATATGTAAATTATACTGACACTCTTGGTGGTACTGCTGGCACAACTCCTATTCGAATTGATCCATCCGAAGATCTTGTTGGGACGAGTTCAGGTGTTACTGTTACGGCACAGACTACTAACACCGTTGCAAACCCTGCTATCGGCCAAGGTTCTAAAATCTCTGTACGTGGTGGTGATTACTTTACACAAGGTCACTTCGTGTTTGCTACAAAGCAAGAGCTTATTCTTTCTAAGTACGGAACATCTCCAAGTGCAGTTGTAGGATTTATTGTATCACAAGACATCGTTGGTTCAGGCGACTTTGAAGCATTATTTGATAACCAAGGGGCAACGGCTAACCGTTCCGCACCAGGTGCAGATCGTTATCGTATTAGATTACAACTTACTACAAAAGATTTAGTAGACTCTGATGAGAACTTCTTGTTCTTCTGTCGAGTTGTGAATGGTCTTGTTGTCGAAACGGTATCTGGAAATAATAGCTATAATATTCTTGAAGATCGCTTGGCAAAAAGAACAAGTGAAACCAATGGTGACTTTACTGCTAAACAATTTAAGATTAAGTATGTCGAGCATGAGACTGATGACACTAAACTTAAGCTTACTATATCACCTGGTATTGCATATGTAAATGGCTTTAGGGTAGATGTTCCTACACCAAAATCATTTGATGTAAATAAAGCCCGAGAAACAATTTCAATTAATAACGATGTTGTTGCGGCAACATACGGTAATTATGTTATCTCAGACAACATGGTTGGTGTTCCTAACATCAACGTGTTTCAACAAAGAAACCTAAGATCAGCAGTTACCCACGGTGGTTCTACTATTGGTACTTGTCGTGTCCGTGCTGTCGAAGAAGATGGTGCTAACTATAGATTGTATCTATTTGATATCCAGATGAATAGTGGTCAATCATTTAGAAATGTAAAATCAGTCGGTGGTTCGATACTTGACTATGCAGATATTCTTCTTGAAAATAGTGTTGCAGTTATTAAAGACGTATCTGACAACAATTTGTTGTTTGCTCTACCTACTGCTCGACCTAAGATTATATCAGATATTTCTCTTGAAGTACAACGTAAGTTTAACGCCACACTCGATCCTTCAGGAAACGCATCGCTTACTTTGACTGCGGCTGGCGAAACATTTTCTAATACTAACGATTGGATTGTATCGGTTGATTCTGATGGTGCTATTATTAGTACATCAATATCAGGAGCAGGGACACAATCTGCTGCGATTAGTGGCGGACCTACAAGTTCTAACATCGAAGTTATGGCCAAGGTTAATAAGTCTGCTGGTGCTGTTCGGGCCAAGACGCTTGTTGAAGCTACACTTAGTGCTGCGATTGAATCTGACGGAACTGGTAACAAATTTGTTTCTCTTGATAAGCCTGACCTATATGAAGTTCTTAGATTAACTGACTCAGACTCAAATGGTTCAAGCTTAGCTAATCGTTTTATTATTGACAACGGTCAACGCGATAACTGGTATGCACCAGCAAAACTAATTCTTAAGGGCGGCGTAACATCTCCAACAGGTAATGTGTTTGTACGATTTAAATATTTTACACACGGCGCGTCTGGAGACTTTTTTGCGGTTAACTCTTATCAGGGCCAAGTTGACTATGAAAATATTCCTTCTCATACATTAAATGATGGCTCTGTTGTTCAGTTACGTAATGTACTTGACTTTAGACCACGTAAAACTGACAAAGATTCTGACTTTACATCTGCTACTGCTCGTATTAACGAACTACCAGATAACACTGATTTGATTCAATTTGACACTCAATATTATCTACCACGTCAAGACAAGATTGTTGCTACACAAGAAGGCGACATTACTGTTATTGAAGGTCAATCATCTCTTACTCCGAAATACCCAGAAACTCCAAATAACTCTCTTGAGATTTGGCGCTCTGATCTAAATCCTTATACAATATCTACAACCGATATGGTTACTACACCAATTGAGAATAAGCGTTATACAATGAAAGACATTGGTAAGCTTGAATCAAGAATTAACCAAGTAGAAGAAATTGCTACACTATCATTACTCGAACTTGACCTTAAAAATCTTCTTGTTTTTGATGGCTCTGGTG